CCAATGTCCATATTGTGACATGGCAGTAAGAAAGGCCCAAGTCATGGTTCAGGAAACATCTGAACATACATATTCGGTTAAGAAACTCGGGGTTGATTTTGGTAGAGAGGAGATGTTAGAAACATTCCCAACAGCAAGAACATTTCCTCAAATTAAAATAGACGGACAACCAATTGGTGGATGGGCCGAGTTTAAAGAAATATAACAAAGGGAGTTTGCATGAAATGTACTATTGATTGTCAATGTTGCTATAAATTATCCTCTATACATATAGAAGACGAATGGGATTCCGATGACCGATTCTGCCCCAACTGTGGGATGCATGTCGAAGTGGATGCCATTCCTTGCCATAATGACGAGGCACAAAAACTAGACTATGACCAAGATCAATACGAGGAGTAACCCACCATGGCTTTTTCAAGGAGTAGAATGGCAGCCGCCAGAGGAGTTCAGTCACGAAGACGTGTACGGTTTTGTTTACCTAATAACGAACCTGACCACACAAAGGAAATACGTTGGAAAGAAGTTCTTTTGGAGTCAGAAGACCCTACCCATAACAAAGACTCGGAAAAGGCGCAAGAAGCTTAAAGTAGAGTCCGATTGGAAAATATATTGGGGTTCAAATAAACATCTCATGGCAGAGATCGAAGAGAACGGCACCGATAGTTATCATAGAGAGATTCTCCACTTATGTAAGACCAAGGGCGAATGTGCTTATCTGGAAGCTAAAGAACAATTTGATAGAGATGTATTACTAACTGAAGACTATTACAATGGAATCATTCAGATAAAACTCGGTGGTAATGCTGTAAAAAACTTAAAATAAAGGTTTACTTTTATGAAAAAGTGTAGTATAATATACATATTATGAACAATATAATACCATTTCCAACTGAAAAACGGCAAGAACAGATAGAGTCCGAAAGGAACTGGGCCTACGAAAACTTCACAGAAGAATGCGTAGACACCTCTCAATTTGTTCTTCTTATGATTGAAGACTACCTTGATGAAGAGGAGTCTGCATTCGATGAAATGGATTTTAGGAATACAGAATATGATGAATCAAAAGATATGTATGTGATTGTCAATCTGATATCCTCAATGTTTATGAGATACGGCGGCCTTAACCACTTCCTACACGAAGATTTGACGGCTCTTTATAATAAAATAGAAGCGAGCAAAAATGATACTACTTGATTATAGTCAGATTGCACTAAGCAACATTATAGTGCAGAAATTAAACGATGAAAATATGATACGTCATATGATACTTAACAGTATCCGAATGTACAATAAGCGCCACCGAAAAGAATATGGCCAGATGGTTATATGTGCCGATGGTATGAATACTTGGAGACGTCAATACTTTCCAGAATATAAGGGAATGCGTAGGAAAGGTAAAGAAGAATCTACTATGGACTGGAATGAAATATTCCGTATTGTAAATTTAATCCGTGAAGAGATACAAGAGAATTTGCCATACAAAGTTATGCATATGGAAGGCTGTGAGGCAGATGATATTATCGGCGCTTTGGCAATACGTACGCAAGAATTTGGCCAGGGTGAACCAGTAATGATTGTATCTTCTGATAAGGACTTTATCCAATTACAGAAATATAATAATGTAAAACAGTTCTCGCCTATTCAAAAGAAGGCAGTTACAGATAAGAACCCTAGAACATACTTGTTTAATCATGTAATGCGCGGCGATTCTGGTGATGGAATTCCTAATGTCCTATCTAAGGATGATACATTTATGTCAGGTGGTAAACAAACTCCACTAAGACAAACAAGGATTGACGACTGGGCCGCTAATGCAGATAAACTTAAGGATTATATGCCCGAGGATTTGTATCGTAACTATCAAAGGAATAAGACCTTAATTGACTTAAATGAAATTCCACAACACATACAAGAATCCATTATAAATAAATATGACGATCAAAAACTACCCATGAAAATGAAAGTATTAAATTATTTGATTAAAAAGAGATGTACTAACCTGATTGAATGCGTGGAGGAATTTTATAATGCGTAATTATCTAATATCGGATGTCCTTAAACAGACAGCCAAACTAAAGACCAAGGCGGATAAGATTGCTTATCTAAGAAAAATGAATTCTACGCCACTTAGAGATATTCTTAGAATCAACTTTGATGATGATATCGTATCTATGCTACCTCCCGGTGCTCCCCCATACAAGAAAGATGATATGCCAGACGGCCTGAATTACTCTACCCTCCAACAACAGTATAAGAAATTTAAATATTTCTTCAAGGGTCAATATACTGATATGAATCCTATCAAACGAGAGAGTATGTTTTTAGAGATTTTGGAGTCCATTCACCCAGACGATGCTCAAGTATTTATTGATGCTAAAGATAAAAGCCTTAAGTATAAGGGCTTAACTAAGAAACTAGTTATGGATTCATTTCCTAACTTGATCCGTCAATAACTTAACCAACTTGGAGGGCAGCCTATAGACAAACCTTTATGATGATAGCTAATCAATTAACCCACATGGAGAAACATTATGCATGTACAAATTGAACGCCTCAAAAAAGATCAAAAAGAGGCAGTATACTATCAGAAGAAACTGAAACGCAAAGGAAAAGAAGTTCTGGCATACAAGATGCAAAAGAAAATAGAATTCCTGAATAGACATATTGAAGATATGAATATGGCGACAGTTAAAGGAGGTTAACAGGGTTACGGCCCTGGTCTACAGGGCCCTAATTACATTATGGTGAAATATACTAAAGAAGAACTTGAAAATTCTAAAAGAATCTTTAAGTCAGCAACACCCAAACATACCCTAGATTGGTACGTTAAATGGGTTGCATCTGTATTTGTACTATGCGCAATGTCACTAAGAGGTATCGACGGTCTACAAATGTATGACTTAGGTTTCTCTGTAGTTGGTATTACGCTATGGTTATGGGTATCAATTATATGGCAAGATCGAGCTCTCATTATTCTAAATGGTGCTGGAATGCTACTATTACTAAGAAACATATTTACTGCATTAAGTGGTTGACAAATTAAACTAACTGTGATATAATATACATTATGAATATATTTGTACTAAGTGACGACCCAGTCCAAGCCGCACAAGACCAGTGTGATAAACACGTTGTAAAGATGATCGTAGAATCAGCTCAGATGTTATCCACTGTCCACCGGATGCTAGACGGTACTATTACCAAGCGGCCATCCAAATCAGGC